GAAGAAGTGGAGTTTGATCACAGTCATATCTCGGGTGGTATCAGTAAGATCAACACAGCAGACAATGTGTTTGGTATCTTGACTTCACGATCAATGAAAGAGCGTGGCAAGTATCAAATCCAATGTATGAAGAGTCGTAGTTCAACAGGTGTAGGGCAGAAGATTGATCTTGAATACAACATTGACACCATGCGTATAACTGATGCAGGCGGAGATGACGCCGACAACGGATTTCGCAAGCCCAGCAGCGTGATGGAATCTATCAAGGCTCGTGCCAGTGTGGCACCAGCAGATGCCACAGCACCTGTTAAATGGGAACGAGGTCAAGCCAAGCCGGGTGTGGATCCACTTGATCCCACACCCAAGATTAGTGCAGATGTTCAAAGCAACAAGCTCAAGGAGCTGTTGGGCAAGATCAAAACTGGTTAAAGCCAATAAATAACTCAAAGGCCCTTGAACGCAATGCAAAAACGCACCCGCAGTCTGTTGGAAGAACTGGATTCAATGTATGTTGAGCGCGAGCGCGACTTGATAATAGAAAGTCGCGCATGCAACATCATTGCTGGTGCCATCAACTTGTTAGAACAGATCGATGCTTCTTATTCACCGGAGCAAGCAGAAAATCTCACCCGCAAACTGCTGAATGCAATCCGCACCCGAGATGCAGGCCGTTTTGCCAGAACCGTAAGGCGTAGTCATGCAAATCAATAAACTGCTGGAAGGCGGAAACGTATTCAAAACCAAAGACGGTGAACCACTCACACAGCGTATCAATCGTGCGGATGTGCCTGCCACGGTGAATTGGATAGAGCAAGTTACAGGCATAGAATTTCCCCAGGACCGTTGGTTAGGATCAACTGGCAAAAAACCCACATCAGGCGACTTGGATCTTGCTGTGGATCTAAACGAAGTAAGCAAAGAACAACTGGCCGGAATACTCACACAATTTGTGCAAAGCCAGAGCCTGGATCCAAGAGAATATGTGGCGAAAAAAGGTGAAGTGCATCTACGCACACCCATTGGTGGCGATGCCAACCGAGGATTTGTGCAGACTGATTTTATGTTCTTTCCCAACCTAGACTGGGGCAGTTTTTATTACTCAGGTGGTGAGGATTCAGAATACAAAGGCATGAACCGTAATGTGTTGATGTCGAGCATAGCCAAGCAACAAGGTTTAAAGGTAGGTGCCAACGGAATGTTCTCTCGAACTAGCAATGAACTGGTGCAAGGCGGCATGGATCCCGACTATGTGGCCGCAGTGCTGTTGGGCCGCGGTGCCACTCGTGACAACTTGAAGAATGTAGAATCAATCTATGCTGCACTCAGCAATGATCCTGACCGCGAAGCAAAAGTAGCAGACTTTCGTGAGTATCTAGCCAAGGAAGGCCAGCAAGAACCGGACATGACTGTGCGCGAAAGTGATGCCAACTTCCTGGCTAGACTGCGTGACCGTATAGTGAATCAAGGCATGCAGCCCTTGATCGAGACCAAGAGATCATACCAACTGTACGAGACAGAACCCGCAGCGGTAGGAGGCAAGGCCAAAGGCATCGAGCACTTGGAAGACTATGTGTTCCGCAGCGGATCAGCCGGGGTGGATCGAGCATTGCAGATAGCTGACAGTTTCTATGACGACCCCAAAACAGGATCGGTGAAATGGGATGGTAAGCCTGCTGTGGTGTTCGGACGCAAGCCAGACACTGGTGAGTTTGTACTAACCGATGACGCAGGATTCACAGCCAACAGATTGTTCACCAGCACCCGCGAAGTTGCCACAGACATGGCTCGTAGAGATGCCAATGCTGCGGTCAAAGGTAATGCAGCTACTAGGATACAAACTCTGCTGCCCACATATGAAACCATATGGCCATATCTTGAAGCAGCTACACCTGCAAACTTCCGTGGGTATGTCAAGGGTGATCTGCTGTATACCCTAACCCCAGAGATAGAAGCAGGCAATCTTGTATTTCAACCCAACACCGTGGCATACCGCATTCCTGTATCCAGTGATTTAGGCAAGCGAATAGCCAGCAGTGACATAGGTGTGGCAGTACATACCATGTATGAGGATGTGGATGCTGCCAAGCAACCACTCAGCAGAGTTAAATTCAATCCTGTGCCGGGACTGTTGTTGATAGAACCCATCTATGCCCAGGCTGTGCCCAAGAACAATGCCATAGTCAAACAGATCCGATCATTGCTGCGCCAAAATCGAGCAGTGATAGACACACTATTCAATCCCATGGAACTACGGGCCATGAAGATTACTGACCTAGCCAAGTTGGCTATCGACTATATCAACAAACGTGTGGATCCAAGACATGCTGCCTACACCGGTGATTTTCGTGATCTAGTGCCCGGCTTCATGGCCTGGTTGCAACAGACGCAGACACCACAAAAGGTCAGCAACATAGCGCAGTACCTGCGTAGTCCTACCTCAAACGAGCAAGGCCTGGCCGCTGCGTTCTTGTTGTTTGAATTGCTGCATGATTTAAAATTGGATCTGCTGGGCAAACTGGATGCACAGGTGCCGGGCAATGAAGGTTGGGTGTTTGCCACCCCTGCGGGCTATGGCAAAGCCGTGAACAGATTTGATTTCACTGCCAGAAACAAAGCCAGAAACAACTAGCCAAGAGAGTAATTTTTTGCCAATTTCATAAATAAGAGTAGGGCAAAAGCCCACTTTTTAGGAGATTTTAAAATGGCAGTATTTACACAAACAAACGGTACCACACAACCAGTGTTCAACATGGACACGGCCAATGGTAATATTGGAGGCACAGCTAACATCGCGGCGATGGGCTCGGTCAACTTCCAAGGCCCCAAGCTAGATTTCTTCAGTTTTGTTGCCAACGCTAGTCTGATCAGTTCTGGTAATGTCAATGGCTACATCAACAACCTGATGCAAGCCATCCAGACCAAAGCCACAGTGGCAATGTATCAGGTCAGCCCAGCTGCACCCACAATTCTTAACTTGGCTATCTATCCAACAGGCGCTTACAGCAATGTCACATTGTTGGCCACTGCTAACACCAGTGCCACAGTGGCGTCCGGTGGTCAGAACATTCAATTGACTTCGTGTTCTGGCAACGCTGTGTTTACCACAAGCGCACTGAACTTTGCTCCAGTCTAAGTTTAGACAGTAGCGAACGATCAAAGCCCTGGTTTATTTCCAGGGCTTTTTTTTGGCCGTAAATACGCCATGACCCTGAGTATTCGTGTAACAACTGATTTTGATTGCAGACCCACTGGTGTAACTGGACACTATCGTCCTAATATCTTACCTATTACCGACCAACAGGGGCAGACTGTGACCAATCAATCCACCTGGCTGCGAAGTAGAAATCAACAACGCAATTGGGAAACTATAATGCAGTTGATAAGTCTTTACACCCAACCTTTGCGTGTGAGTCGTGTTCGATTAGAAAATCTTCGCTGGCAGTTTGATTTTGACACAGACCTAGAAGATGTGTTCCAACTTGACAATGATCCAGTGGGTCGTCTGAAACAAGCATGCACGGGTGTGCCTGTAATAAACTATGTAGAACAAGAACTTACCACATTGTTGCGACCAGATGTGAACATTTGGTTTGAGTCCGTGGAGCATAAATAACTTCATGGACACTACCGATATTGAAAAGAAAAGCCTAGAAGCCCACGTTGAGCTGTGCGCCGAGCGTTACCGCATGTTGGAACTCAAGATTCAAAATGTCGAATCAGATGTGGGTGCAGTAAGAACCATGGTCACAGAAGTGCATGACATGATGCAAAAAATGGCTGCAAAACAAACTGATCGACTGATCAGTTGGGGCATTGGCATCATTGGTTTTCTCATTGGCACTGTGGGTTGGTTGATATCACAGATCATACTAAAATGAAAGCCAGTCGCAAACTTGCTGCATTGGCCGAGCGAGAACTGCCCCGTATCCTTGATCAAGTGATCATCGAAGACGGAGAAAAATACCGTGCGTTTGGCAGATACACCATACACCCTATGGACAGCTTGTTCCAGGTACGTCTTAGAGATGATGATGTTGGTGTGTTTTCAGGCACAAAATCTGCCCTGGCCTGGTGCATAGCAGACAACTTGCACAGATTCAATCTAGCTAGACAGATCAAAGAGCTTGACCAATCTATTGTAAGATTGCGAAATGACATATATGTGCGACGTAGCCTGGCCGAACGCACATCCGGCCACACCTGGGAAAACTTGATTAACAAGACCACTGCCAGACAAGAGCAAAGCCAGGTCCTAGAAAAAGAACTGGCAAAATGTATAAATTTGGCTAAATACTGGCAACTACGAGGAAACTCAGATGAAACTAAACGAACTGGCCGTAACACGCCCCACACAACAAATCGCTAAAGTATTT